TGATAACAACAAATGTAAATTCTGGAGGAACTTTTGCCATGATGAATGAAGGACAAGCATTAATAATGATGATAGTAATAATGATTGCATTCACATTTACTTTAAATGCATGCATGATACAGGTGATGTGATGAGTTTAAACAAACAAAAGAAATCTAAAAAAGAAATACTTACAGATATAATTGTTTTCATAATTGTTGTAGGTATAATAGGTGGCATGCTAGTGTACGCTCACTATGATATAAAGGAGATTGTAAATGGATAATTATTCTTTTTGTTGTAGCGCAGAGATTGATTTAAACAAT